CAGTTCGTTGATTCGGGTCTGTCCATCCGTAACCTAATACAGATGCTTTGTCTTCACCATCGAAGGTAATCCAATACGTTCTAACTGATGGGTGATCTATTGTGTTCATGTTTCTTAGTTTTTAGACTGCCCCTCCATCTGTTATTGTCCATCCAAATACATTGACCAAATTATAACGTGCCTCGCCTACATTCATCAATGCGCTTGAATATTGACTTCCGCCAAAGTTGATACTGATTAAATATGAGTAGCCTACTCCACTTGGATATGCTGCTTGTAAAGTAGCTTCCCAACCTATTAAAGTCGCATCGTAGTTGGCAGTTGAAAGACCTGTTGCGTTCTGCATCAAGTTTGTGAATACTGATATTTGATCAATGTCCCAATTAGAAAGGTCTTGATCAAAAGCATCAGCATTGATGAGCATTCGTGTTACAGTTGTAGCACTTGCCATATTCCAATTACCAATAGGTTGATTGAAAGCTGTAGCGTTCTCAAACATACCAGTCGTACTAAAGGCAGTTCCAAATGTTGTTGCGTTACTAACGTCCCAGTTTGATATGTCCTGATTAAAGTTAGAGCAACCGCTGAACATTGCTATTAAATTGGTAGCGTTAGACATATCCCACGTAGTAACATCACCATTGAAATTGATGCAACCAGCAAACATATCACGAAAACCGCCAGTTGATGTTACGTCCCAACTACTGAAATCGGGAGTAGTTAGAGATGTACAATTTATGAACATTCTGTACATACTGCCACCAGCTAAGAATGTTGGCGCGTCTGTTGCACTGATATCAAGGTTTGAACAGCCACTGAATGCCTGATTACCATCCAACGCCAACGTCCCCCAATTACTTATATCGGTTATCTTTCTGTAATCTCCAGAACCTATAAATTGCCATCTTTCTATCGTACCCGATATGGTAATAGTATAAGTACCGCTACTTGCGTAAACGTGCGTTCTGTTGGCGTAGCTTAAAACTGATGTTGTCGAGTCCCCCCAATCAATTGTTCCTGAGTACGTGCCACCTGAAAGAAGTGGAAGGACAACAGTATTTGATGCTGAACCTGGCTTTGTTGTGTCCCAAGTTGATACGAAGTCAAGATTGACAGGAGCGGCACCGCCACCTCCGCGATATGCGGCAACAGATATATGGCTAACGCCTATCATTGGTTGTAAATTACAACGCTTCCGCTTGACATTGTGATAGCTGTAATAGCATCTCCCGAAGGGACAACGATGTACGCCCCAGCTTTTAAGGTTGCACCCGAAAGTCCAAAGGCGGCAAGGCTATCAACTCCATCCACTTCGAAAGTGGTTAGAACGGTGTCCTCTTGCGCGATGAATGCGTAGCCTTTTAAGCCAGTCAATGCTCCTGTTCCTGTTAGGAGTTTGCAGCCGCGTGTTCCGATTAGTTTCTGTGATTCAGTCATTTTAGTTTGGTATTTGGCACTTATTGTAGTCGTATGGTTGAGTAATTGATAAAACGCAAGAATGACCGCTCACCTTGTCATCGAATCGCTCGGTAAAAGGTTCAAGTGTTACGCTCGTTTGAATGCTTAAATCTGTCGTGTGCAATTGTCGGAAGTATGCCACGAAATCAAGTAGCACTTGGATGGTGTCCGACATTACTTCTTGTTCGTTCTCTTCGCCCGGAAGAACTCTGTCCATTGCCAATAATCGGATGTTGTAGGTCAATGTCCTTTCTGATAGAACTACGCTCTCCTCGATAGCCCACAGAACTAAATAATCAAGTTCCTTGGGGTTGATTTCCCAAACATCCCCCTGACCGTACTGCCTCACCTGAAGGTGAGCGTTCGCCTGAGTTTCGATTAGGGTTAATATTTCGTTGAGCGTGTACATATGCTTTTAGCTTCGCTTGATTTCTACGGCTTGCGTTTGTACTCATATTTGTCCTCTAAGCTGATGAACTTCGGTCTACGTCCTAAGAACATTCCAGTCGTGTAGGTTCTCGTGTCAGGCTGGATTACATCAAGACCATCGTCAGGGTTAGCGTAAGCTGGGTAATTGGATTCGTTTTCTAACAAGAAAGTAACGAGCCTCTCCGTGTACCATTCTGCCTTATCCTTGTAACGCTTTGAAATGAAGTTGATTTCATCCAATGAAGCGTTTGAACTGTTCTCAGAACTCTGCTGATGTAGCCCTTTGTTTAGGAACTTGTAGCTAATGGCAGTCGGTGCTTCGCTTTGAACCCAATGAAGTAACGCTGGCTGTATGTAATCCTCCAAAAGAGTAAGGTTCGCAGCCGTCAAAGTTGAGTTGGTTATCTGCGTCTTCAACTCATTGTAAAGAGTAGTCCCTATTTTGTGCTGGATGTGAATGTCTTGGCACATCAATACCACAGGTCGCAAGTACTTGAAGTCGATGTTCTCGTGGAGCAAAGTGTTGTCCTTCAGAAACGTCTCTGATATGAATAGTACGTTAGCCATTCTTCTTAATTCTCATAAGTTTCTGCTCCCAATAATGGCGGCAATGGTAGGATTTGCCCCAAAAGCCACCGCCTCGCATCCATACGTTTCTGTTATTGGAAACTCCGATGTCCTGAATCTCGGTAAGTTTCCAACTCTTACCGGTTTGAACTTCTGCATACATATCGCGACAAAACTTTCGACTTGTTTCTAATAAAAACCCGTCAGTTCCAGCGACTTCTTTTTTATCGGAAGTTCCTTTAGCTTCAGGTCGCAAAGAATAAACGTAACGAATTACGAACTCCTCCTCGACTGGTGGTATTTCCTCAAGTAACCGTTCGCCTTCTTTGGTTACCTCAACCGCTCTTTGAGTAGAATCAAGAACCTCGTCTATTGCTATCTTGATAGCGTTCGCCTCGTTCAGCCTTTGAAGTCCAGCCATTACCCTTTCAATTGAAAGTTGCAACTGCTCGGCAATCGCAAGGAATGGAGTAGCTGGATTCTCCTTTAGGATGTTCAGAATAGCCGTGTCCAACGGGTCAATCTCAGCAAACCAATACTTTCGGTTCAGTTCCTCATGAAGCCTTGCGGAGGTTTCGCTTTCAAAGTTTAACGCCTTGCCATTTCCGACTGGTTCATAATCCGTAGACCCGCAGTTCTTGAAGTATTCAACAAGGATGGCATCCTCGTCTTGCTTCTCAAACACAGAACGCATCTCTGCCGCCACGTTCTCAGGTATAACCTCGCCCGTAATGGTAGCCCTCGCAGTCTCAGGTGTGAATCCGTACAACTCAACAAGTACAGCGATAGCGGAGTTCTCAGCAATAAGCCCCTCTTTGACTTGCTGAAGTAACGTAATGATTCCCGTAACACCACCGACAGAACCTTTAAGTGCCGCCTGTGCATCTTTGGTCTTGCTGTCAACACCAGCATCTTCCTGAGTTTGAACAACTTGCAGCCCTACTTTCTCGCGGATTTCCGCTTCTGTCATTACTGATGTAACGGTAGACTCGGAGAATTGTACGCTAATTGGCTCTGTGTCTTGAATGTATAGGTGGTTAGAAAGTCCTTGAATCGAAGCAAGGTCGTTAAACACTCGTTCGATGAATTGCTGCCTTCCGTTTACGTAGGTGTTTTGGAACAACTCAAACGAATCAACAAGCTGGTTTCTGCTTGTGAAGATTCCGTCCTCTTTGATTCCGAATAGTGCTGGGTCGGTTACCGAATGACCAGCATAGATTTCCCTTTGAACGGTTTTGTTTAAGATGTCGAAACGCTTGTCGAAGTCGTTACCGTTAAGCTGCTGGATTTCAACGCCTCTGTCTCGCGAGTCTGCAAAGTTCAGAACGATAGAGTTGGCGTTGTCTGTCCCAGTGAACTTGCTAACTATCTGATTTTCAATGCTTTCTTGCTCCTCAAGCGTGGGAGTCCCATCGTGGAATGATATGATAGTCCCGCCAACAAATCCCGATTTACAACTGTTGAGGTGGAAGTTGGCTATTTCTACGTCTAACTCAATGTAACCCGTTGACCCTAAATAGGTCGGCAATGGGTAGTATTTGCAGTCAGGAGAGTAGCCTTTGACGTAAAGTAGCTGCTTTCCACTTGGCTCTTTCCAATTGAAGGCATCAATTTCCTCAACGACAGGGTTGTGCTTCTTCCAATCCTCTGAATAGTAGTATTTCGTGCCGTCCTCGTTTGAACGATAACGGGCAAAATCTGCATGGTAGATAGCTGCTATCTTGTCGTTGAGTTGATTATAAACGATTTCTAAAGCGAAGCCGTTGTATAACTCGTAGTCAAGTGCTACCTTCTCAAGGATGTCGTTCAGACTCTCGTATTGGTTAGGCTCTTCGATGAACTGCTGTAATCTCGCAAGCCCCATTGTGTCGAGTCCTTCTTTATCTACAGCCCAGCCCTGACCGACCACGTAGTCTTTCTTGGAGTTGATGATGGCGTGATGCTTCGCACTTCTGCGATACAGATTAAGAAGGTACTCAGGATAGCGGTTCTTATATTCCCCTTCGTCTCCGAATAGAATCCAATCCTTGCCCCTTGCCTCCTTGAAGGTTGGCACTTTATGCGCTCCGAAGTTCAGTATTTTAAGAGCCATACACTACGTAGTTTGAGTTTCCGCCCGAATAGGTGGTAACTGGTGTTGTTGTTCCCGTTACTTTCACAATACCGCTTTCGAGTTCGGTCAATCCTGTCGGGTCTAAATTTGAACTTGATGAGTTCGCGTAAACGAAGTAACGCCATTGCCCCTCAGTTGGAAGTTCCACCTCCGCGCTCAAGTTATTAGGCGTTGAAGTTTCGGTGATGGTGAACTTGTTGAACCGCTCAGGGTATGCGCTCGAATCCGTAGCAACGCAATACTCCACCGCTTCCGTGTTGTCCGATTGGAATTTAAAGAGGTAGTAAGTAGCCGTTCCCTTTTCTGTGAGGGTCAACGCTATCTCGTTTGCGCTATTTCGTGCGATGTTTATCACACCGCGAATACTACATATTCAATGTCGCAATCTGCTGTGTCCGCTTGTGCGCTTATAACGTCAATGTCCACGAATGCGCTGAACGCTCCCGCAGCCGTGTCTGCATCCATGCTTCCTGTAGACAGCATGAAGGTAGCCCCAGCATCAACCTTAACGTCTGCCGTTTCTGCCCCGCTATTCTTGAATCTTACCCTTAGGAAGTTGGTGTTGTCTAAATTGGTTATTCGGATGTAACGGATAGCTGAACGGATGAACTTACCTTGTCCGTTGTTGGAGTTGAGTTCGATGATGTCTATCTCGTTAGCCGAGTCTATTGTCATTACTCTTCGGTCAGCCTCTGCCACGTTTGAAATTGAACGTGTGTGAGTGCCTCCTCTGTCAACTCCTCCGAGCGTTAGAGATTCAACTATTTGAACCGTTGCGGTTGCTGGTGTTACGGTCGATGCCATGTGTGTTTTTCTTTAAATAGCAAAAGTTCGTTTTTGTGCCAAAAGAAAAGCCCCGACCGAAGTCAGGGCATTTTCCAACAGAACAATGAAAAAGTGAAGATACGAATTAGTTAGTGATGTTTGCAACGTCAGCCGCAGAGATTGAAAGCATCTGCTCTGCCTCCATGCCGCTGAACGTCAAACTGTAACCGCTTAGGTCGGCAAAAGCCGTACCCGTTGCAGAAGTTCCAGCGTTCAACTCAAGACCATTTTGCCATCCAGCAACCCAGTAAGTACCATCGTTAGTTTCAACGATAGCAACCAAACGCTGTTGAGCAAGCACCTTGATTTCGTTGCGCTTGTTAACGTCCAACTTTGAAAGCACTACAACCACCTCAGGAGTGAAGTAGACCGTTCCATTTTGAGAGTTGCCATTGATGGTTTCGGTCAAAGAGGAAGTTTCCTTTAACTGCTCGTACTTATAAAAAGTAGGCGTTGCCGTGATTGATGTAACCGCTCCAGCAGATACAACAGGAGTTAATGCTTCGTAATCGTCAAGGTTCGCAAATCTAACGCTCTTCACTCCGCCTACGGCATCGCGGCAGTCAAGGTCGAAACCCGTAGTTAGTGCGCATCCAGTATATGCCATTTTTTTAGTTTTTAGAGTGAAGGGGCGACCCGAAAGCCGCCCCGATTAGATTAAAGAATTACCGCAGAAATTTGGTCAGGGTATGCAACCTGAACACCAAGTGTCAAGTCAACGGCTACTCTGTATCTTTGCGTATCGGGACTGAACCAAGCGTTTATTGAACTTGCGTCAGAATCCAAGTCAACGCCCAAGAACATATTGCTTGTTCTCATGCAGTAAACATCGTTAGTTCCAGTCAAACCATTAACTGCGATGATTTCGATGTTAGTACCCGGAAGAACCATAGTAAGGTCAGCAAATGAACTCTGAGCGTTCTGAAGTTGACCCCCAGCAGTAACGATTCCAAGACCGTTCTGAAGACCAAGCGCCAACGCTCTGAAGGAATCATATCCAACGAATATCTTAGCATCAGCCTTGTCAACGATAGCAGCCGCAGCCGCTTCGTAAACTCGCTGAACAGCCTCAACCATATTGTTAGCAGTCAATGCCGTAGTAAGAGCAGTACCTGAACCGAATGCAGTTGTGTTTGCATCGATGTAAGAACCACCTCCGATAACGTCAATAAGACCATTGAAGAAACTAAGGTTCCCTGAAACCAAAGTGCTGTCAGACTGC